GTGGCCCTCAGCGATACCAAACTTCGCAGCATCAATGACAAGCCATACAATGGCGCGCCTGAAGTCACAGATGGTGACGGTCTCAGCGTGCGTATTACCCCTACCGGAACGATTACGTTTCAGTTTCGGTACCGATGGAATGGTAAACCGGTTCGCCTTTCTATTGGGCGCTATCCTGCTACATCTCTGAAAGAGGCGCGTGTCATAGTCGGCGAGATGCGCGAATTGTACCTCAAGGGGCTAAACCCTAAAAATTATTTTGCCAAAGAGGATGGCGAGCTGACACTTAAAGAGTGTCTCGATCAGTGGTGGAGCAAGTATGTTGAGACCCTGAAGCCTAATACACAGACGTTGTACAAGTCAGTTGTGTACAACACTATGTACACAGAATTCCCGGATGCCCCCGTCGTAAATATTCCTGTTTCATCATGGGTTAGGTTCTTCGATAAGCAGGAAAAGAAAAACGGCAAAAAGGCCAGGGTACTTCTCCTCCAACTGCGATCTGTAATGAACTGGTGTATCAGCAGACAGCTCATACCTTCGTGCGAGGTTCTGAAGCTCAGCGTTAAGACGATAGGAAAGAAGCCGGATGTTGGAAGCCGGGTTTTAACCTATACCGAACTGGCAAAAATATGGCTCGCACTGGAAAAAAATAAGATCGTTACCTCAAACAAGGTACTTCACCAATTGTTGTTACTGTGGGGTGCCAGGTTGTCAGAGTTGCGTCTGGCTACTGACAGCGAATTCAATATGGACGATCTTATTTGGACAACTCCAGCTGAGCATTCAAAAATGGGGAATGTTATTCGTCGTCCTGTTTTTGAGCAGGTAAAACCTTTTGTGGAGAGGCTGTTAAATTCGGGTAACAGCGTCCTGTTCCCCGGACAGGAACTGGATAGGGCAATAGATCGTTCGTCAGCAAATCTCTACATGAAAAAGTTAAGGGATAAAATTGATATACCAGAATGGAGAACGCACGATTTCAGGCGCTCACTTGTAACTAATTTGTCAGGGGAGGGAGTTATGCCCCATGTCACCGAAAAGATGCTGGGGCATGAACTGGGTGGTGTGATGGCCGTGTACAATAAACACGACTGGCTGGTGGAGCAGAAAGAGGCTTATGAAATATATGCCGATAAAATATTCTGGCATGTTAAACAGCTCGGTTGACGCCGCCCTCTTCAATCCACTTCATAACTGCTTTACGGCTATATCGTGATGGATAGGTGAGAACAGGATCGGGGAAACCACGTTCTTTGCGTAAGCGCCAGACAGCAGTTTTTTTCTTTTTGAGCAGGTCGAACACTTCCTGCTCTTCCATAAAATCAGTAGTAGTCATAAATACCTCACTAAAAATTACCATTAAAAATACACGTACCGCACCCGCCGCGAGCGCCTTCAGTGCAGACATCGCAGCGATTTACTTTTTTTGTTTCTCTTGCCCCTCTAAATTCAGACCTGCCTTTATATGAAGACGAGGCTCACCGTCTTTCGGTTCCGGCCACTGGCGCGCCATATTCACCTTCAGCTTTTCTTCCATCGCTGCTGTAATTTCACCATCGCTGATACCGGCGCGGCGCTGTGCATCCCATAACAAGAACTGCATGTCAGCCCACTCACTTAGATCATCAGGTTCCTCTGCTGCTTCGAGTGCCTCTTTCGACAGATGCTTGAGCGGGCCGACAGGACCAACATCACCGAACGTGGCCTGTGACCACTCAGCATGGCGCTGACGGATGAGATTACGCAATTGCAAAGATGAACCGGTTTCTTCTGGCAACTTGTTAGTCGTCGTTACAGGTTCGGAACCCTGAAGCATGGCGGCGCGGCGTTGCTGTAGTTCTGCCAGCGCTAGCATTACATCATCAATGACAGGAAGCTCCATTTCATACAATTCAAGAGAATCCCTAGCGACACGGATCAGTGCGCTCAGGCGCTCGTTTGTTAGGTTGTTATTGCTCATTGCTTATCTCCTGAAGCATGGCGGCGCGGCTACCATTGGCCATCTTCACACCAAGGCGGATATCATCAAGCTCAAGGTCGCCCTTAATTTCCGCATGCCGGAAAGCGATCGACAGGAACTCCAGGCACTGCTCGTTTGTCCATTCAGGAACAGATACCGGCGCTGGCGGGACGGTGTATAACTCTGTACCAACAGCAGGTTTGCGAGGTACACCGTTATCTGCGTACCAACAAACCCCAACAGTCTCAACCTTCGCCACCGGCTCGGCATTTTTTTCCGCTTCGAGCGATGCCAGCGCCAGCTTCATCGCCGCTAGCGCCATCGCCGCATCTTCATTTACTGCGCCAGGCACAGCATCGCGCTCTTCTTCAAGCTCTGCGATGGTCTTCAGTAGCCATTCTTTGGTAAGTGTGCTCATGGGTTAGTCCTCCCCATCAGGCGTTCGCGAATGGTTAGTTTTCGAGGGGCTTTTAATAGCTCAGCCTCACCAATTTCAATCACGACATGCGCGCATTTGTCGAAAGTCGCGGCACGCCGGTGACAGAGGAATACGGCTTCTTTTTCTGCCTCTTCACGTTCAGTAGCGGTGAGTTCAACGACATTGAAACCGTTACTGGATACGAACCACCCGTGAATCACTGCGATATAACGAGCCATATCACTCTCCTTTACCGGCTGCGACGGCGCGCTCAGCTTCGCTCTGCTCCCAGAACCACCGATGAAGATTCATGAGTTCGTCGTCCAGAGGAGCATATTTACGGTCAAAATAGGCCTGGGCGTCTTTCTCCGATTCGTCTGGCAGTTCGCCTGGGCCAAATAGCGTGTTATAAATCCATGCCAGCCCCTTTTTGGCGTCGCCAGTTCCCTGCCATTCGATGATTGCGGCCTGCATTACCAGAATGTTTTTCCCGATTAACAGGTCTAGTTCTTTGTGCCTGTTTCTGATGTATGCATTGTCGCTCTCAAGCTCAGAAATCCTCTTCTCGGCGGCTTCCATCTCATCCCGCAGCGCCGTAGCTTCATTACGAACCTTACGCAGTTCCAGAACAGCTACCTGCACTGCATAAGCGAACATAGCAGCAGGGCGGTCACTCACCTTTTCACTGTCTCGTTGCATGTTGACAGCAATAGTCATCAGTTCTTCCATCTGTTCGCCGGTCATTGGTTTATTGGCTGTCATGATTTTGCTCCTGCTGCAATTTGTGTTGCTTAACGAAGTGGGCCACTGCCTTCGACTGGCTGGTGACAACCCCATTAAGGATGACGTTCTTACCGCGATAGATTTGCGCTGTCCCGATCTCTGTACCTTCAAGTCTGACGTAAAGAGTTTTACCTTTGATCTCAGTTTCAGGGACTGGTTGTGACAGGCGGTAAGTTTCACGCGCTTCGGCAATCGCTTTATGTTCGTCCATAATCGACAGCGCCTCGGCCAGTGCAGTCCCTTCAAGAGTGAAGACACCTTCATCACTAATCGTGGCCTGGGCCATCAGCTCAACGAAACGGCGTGCGTTCTTTACGCTCAGCTCCGGCGCGATAGAGCTACGGGTAACTTTCGTTTTCCCCTGTGCAGCTGCTACTGCTTTATCGTGCTGTAAAACTTTCCCGGCCTGTTCGCCATACTCAATAACGCGATCAACCGCGACATCGACAGACACCGCACCGGATTTAACTTCCTGCTGAACGTCATGGTTCGCCGTGCTAAGGAGCAGCAGCTTCTCAACGGTGGCCACAGACTTATTCACCAGCTTTGCTATCTCGCTGGTGGTCTGGTTAAAGGCGTTATGTAGCTCCTGAATAACAGCTGCCTGTTCCATATCGGAGAGCGGGAGCTGGTTGTTACTGGTCATGATGCGCGCCAGGCGTTGAACATCGTTACCGTTGAACGGCATGATGTGGATACGGTCTACTGGCTTACCAGCTTCTGCACAGCGCGCATAGCAGCGACGCCGACGGTGGCCTTCAACAACCCACACTCCACCTTCATCACGGGCGATAACCTCCAGCGGGGGAACGGAGCCACCGTTCATCAGATAGTTGAAGAGGTCATCATCTGCCTGGCGGGTACGTTCATCATCTTCGCGTTTATTGAAACCTTCCCGCACATGGATTTGGTCAAGGCTGATGAACATCCCGGTATCGGTGCGCTTGATGGTCCCGTCACGGGTCATTTGCTTGAATGAGTTAGCCATTAGAGAGCAACCTCGTTATTCAGGGAAATGACGACAAGAGGCAGCTCACGAAGTTCACGCTGAGCTTCCAGAAGATGCATATTGGTTCGGGTCTTAGTGTGGCGCTCCACAATGCGGTCGCACTCTTTGGCCCAACTCGCTACATCCTGGCGAAGGGTGGCATTCTGCTCGGCCAGTTCCTTCCGCTGCGCCATCGCTTCACAGAGCGCGACGCTGGTAACATCAAGGCGTGTAGCCAGTTCGGTCATAATTCCGCGATAAGCTGGCGGAAGGAGAGGGGCGGCCTTACGCGCTGCATCGATCAGCTGCTTCCGGGTCATGCGTGGTTGTAACTCGGTGACGTTCTGTGTGTTCGTCATGGATAGTTTCTCCGTGTTATACGCGCTCTGCACAGCGCTGAATTTTGGTTGCACGAATCCCGGCACTTGAATGCTGCCAAATTCGTAAATATTCATTAAGTATTAAAAATATTCGCGATTATCAGAACGAACGCGTTCGAGAATAATTTTTGCTTCATCCAAGGTTGGTGCAAGCAAGGCTTTCTCTATCGCTCTGGCAAAACTAATCGCATCGCATTCGTAACTGTCTGCCCGTGATTCCCAATCAGATGCCTCTTCTTCAGCAGAAGAAATACGGTCATCGTATTCATATTCCAGCTCGTGGCGAACCTCAGCGCGAAGACTTTCACGAATAATGTCTGACGCTTCTTCAAGTGGAAGGATGACCAGTAAATTTTCGGGCTGATAAGTACCATATTTAACAGCCAAATCATTTGCAGACATGCTACCTCCAGAAAAAGCGCCCGCCGCTGAGCGGGCAAATAACATTTTTCCAATCCAACCAGAACAGGCTCATCGTCTCCTGTTGGTTGAGATGGCGTTATTACCATCACCAAGCACCCTGAGGATGCTTGAGGCTGGCAGCCACAATCGACACTGCAATGTCGACACGTTACTTCTCCACAATTGAGAGCGCGTTCCCCTGAGGTTGATTTAACGACTGAGGCCTCTCAAGTAACTGGCTGAACGCGCTTTCAGTTGTGAAAAGGGGTGGACGACATTAAGGACATTCAAAACTGCCGACCGCCAAGACTACACACAGCAATCAAAACTTTGCCTGTCTTTTCACCACATCAGGCTCGGTGGATCTGGCTATTCCCCAACAACCAGAGTTCAGTTAATCTGGATATCCCCAGCAACCACATGAGTACTTTTCAATGAAAAATTATTCAGATTATGAAGAGCGGCACATGTCTCCTTTTAAGAGACCTGAGCCACCAAAACCCAACGACGAAGACTGAGGTACCGCATGAACCGCGACGATATAATTTTTGATATTCATTATTCGCACTATCTGGAAAAGATGTTTGCCACCCTTACAGGGCGGATTGACCGAATAATTACGTTCATAATTATTTTGTCCGGGTGCGGCGTATTTGTTTCCGTGACTGGCTATTTTATTGTCGGCGCATTGATAGCTGCGTTGTCGATCTGCCAGGTTGTATTTCAGTTCTCCCGGGCGTCAGGTGTTGCGGCAGAGCATGCAAGAAAATACCTGGCATTGATCACAGATGAGCCAGCACTATCGAATGAGGAATTGTTGTCCCGCTTTAAACTTTTGCAGGATTCCGATTCGGAGCCATGGGGATCGCTTAAACCAGCCGCGCATAAACGCGCTTCAATAGTGCTTGGTCGCATTGACAATTCCCGTGCTCTCACTAGCAAAGAGGCTTTTCTCGCGAGGCTTGGGGGAGATCTTCCAGTATAGGATTTCAAGATGATTGAAAGAGCTGGTGGACATAAGCCAACACAACCACGGCCACCTGTCCAACCAAGTCCCCGCCCGCAGGGTTAGGGATATCCAGATTGTTAAAGAGCAAAGCGTCCTATGGGCGCTTTTTTATTTTCTGAATGCATCCTCGTCTCATCCGAGGTGTCACACCTGATCGCCACGCTGGTGAAACGTCTCTGGCTGTCGTACTTGCCTGGCTTGCACATTCCGGCTACCCGCTGGATCTGGATACTTGAAGGAATCCCCGGACCGCTGAGGCACATGTGCCATATACCGTACTGCTAACTACCACACCGGCGCAGGTAACTGTCAGTACCCTTGGTGTGATTTAAATGTACCTTTAGTTACTTAAATGGTCAAGCGAGGAATGTACTTTTTGTTACCTGAAGGGGTGAAAAAAAATGCCAGTAGGATATCTGGCATTGGAAATGAATAACTTAGATGTTCTGGGTTATCTGAACTACCTTCCCAACGATCCGGCAGTTTCCGTCTATTGGGATAGGTTTAAATGCAGGATTTAGGGGCATTAAGTAAGCGTAAGGGCTATCCCAGACAAGCTTTTTTACCGTTGCCTCAGCTGAGCCATCAAGTATCGCCACCACAATTTTTCCGTAAAGGTCATCTAGTTGGCCATAATGAGGTTCAACAATAACGATCGATCCTTCTGGAATGGATGGCAGGCCGTGAGGGTTGGTCATTGACTCACCGCGAACTACCAGGCCGAATACTTCATCAGAAACGTTTGCAGTGGTTTGCGTCCATGAAATCACATCAGAAAGCCTTGAGCATGCATAAGTATCAGTCCACATACCAGCCTGAACAGCGGAGATAATAGGGACTGCCGTTGGGGGCTTAAGGAACGGAATAACTTTTGTATCGTCCTGCGTTTCCACACCCTGACCGTAAAGAATCCATTCTGGGGTTGTCTGCAACGCCATTGCCAGCTGGTGGAGGTTCTCACCATCAGGTTTGGTTGTACCGCTCTCCCACTTAGTTACGGAAACACGGCTGACGCCTAAGCGTTTAGCCAGGGTCTGCTGTGTTATGTCGAGCTGGACTCGTCGGGATCTTATTCGGTCTTTCATCTCTGTTTTCATGTAACCAATGTTACATTGATTCCTTGTAACTGTTGTTTGCTATTTGATGTACCTTTTGTTACCTTTAAGGCGTGAGTTAACCAGGAGGAACCATGCGTAAATCAGAAGTCATTGAGCACTTCGGCGGCGTATCAAAAACCGCAAGTGTTCTTGGGATTTCCCACCCGGCAGTTTGCCGATGGGGTGAGGTCATCCCTCAAAAGCAAGCGTTCGTCATCGAGCGAATTACGAAAGGCAAGCTTAAGTACGATGCGAGCCTTTATCAAAAGGCTACAGATTCAGCTGCTTGAAAGTAACTACAAAAGGAAAATCAATATGGTAGAGCCAAGCCTGAAAGAAGTAGTTAAAGCGATGTGTAAAGCGTACCCAGGAGGCCGTGAGGCTATGGCCGGTGCTCTTGGCATGTCCGTAACGCAGTTCAATAACAACCTGTACGAGAAGAACGGCTGTCGCTTCTTTGAAGTGAACGAGCTGGAAGCGATGGAAGACATTTCAAACACGTCTTTCCTGGCTGATTACTTCGCGCAACGTCGCGGTGCTTTGCTGGTGGACGTTCCTCAATTTGAAGACCTTGACCGTGTCGACCTGTTTGATCGCGCCATGAGAACGTCAGCAGCGCGTGGACGTGTTGATACCGTGATCCAGAAAGCTCTCGAAGATGGAGTTATCGAACGCCATGAAGCTGAAGAAATCAACGAATATCACCGCCGTCACCTGGCAGCGCGTGAAGAAGAAATCCGCGCGATTGTCGCGCTGTTTAGCCGTAAGAAAAGCCAAAAGAAGTGACGCCCGCGAGTGTGCAGCTCCGGGCGTCGTGGCGTGTCGTATTCAGTGGAGAAACTAACGCATGAACAGTTTAAACCGATTGAGACCAGCGAAGCAATTCAGATGCCTTCCACTGGTGGGAAAAGATTCCTCGTTCGGCTATGTGGAGAGATTAAACGACCAGGCTGACGCGAACAACTACCAGCCTGTGAACGCGATGGTAGAGGCATTTGCACTGATGAACGAGAAGGGGCGTGAGGAATGGCTGAAGTTGACCGGCGATTCAGAGACCACAGAGGCATCACCGTCCACGTCATCAGATGGGAGCCCGAGACCCGACGCGTTATATACCTTCGCGAAGGGTACGATCATGAGTGCTTCAGCCCTCTTGAGCAATTCCAGCGTAAATTTACAGAGTTAAGGGACGATCATGAGCCTGTTAATGCCATCCCGGCCGATAGTGATAAACCCTGACCTTGCGTACAGCATTGGCCTTAACGAGGCTATTGCGTTGCAGCAGGTGAACTACTGGCTTAAAGAAACCACCTCCGGACTGGAGCGTGACGGCGTACGCTGGATTTACAACACCAACGAGCAGTGGCTGGAGCAGTTCCCGTTCTGGTCTGAGTCTACGCTGAAGCGCACATTCACCCGCCTGAAAAACCTCGGCGTGCTCAAAGTGGAGCAGCTGAACAAGTCTCAGCGCGACATGACGAACTATTACACGATCAACTACGAAAGTGAGCTTTTAGATGAGGTCAAAGTGACCAAATCGAAGAGTTCAAAATGCACTCTTCCATCAGGTCAAAATGAACCGATGCAAGAGGTCAAAGTGGAACGCTCCATCGGGTCAAAACGAACCGCTCTCATCAGGTCAAATTGCACTGATGTTCTTACAGAGAATACAACAGAGAATACTACAGATATTAAAAACCCTATTTGTCCGGTTGCGCCGCAACCAGAAGACATCGATCCGGCAATTCGTGTCTTATCCCATTTCAACGAGGTTACTGGATCGTCATACGGGAAGGGTGGGCGAAACAAAACCGTTTTGGGATACATCAGGGGGAGACTGTCAGAAGACTACAGCGCTGAAGACCTGATGCTGGTGGTGGACTATCTCACAGCAAAATGGGCTGATGATCCAAAAATGGATGATTACCTTCGCCCGAGCACACTCTTTGGTCCAGAAAATTGCGTTGAGTATTTTGACAAGGCTCAGAAATGGCAAAAGCGCGGAAGGCCTGCGTGTGTCAAAGGGCGTTGGCAACTCGGCGGTAGCGCTGACCCAAACTTTAAGGCCAACTTCCAGAACGTTGATTACAGCGTTCCAGCCAACTCAGGTTTCCGTGTTTCCGGAGGTACTCAATGAGCTTTCTGAAAACAATTCAGTTATTCGTGGCCAATAACCCTGGACTGACGAACAAAGAGATTGCTGCAGCACTGCCGGAGTACGCATTGCACAGTGTTCAGCGTGCGGTATGCCGCCTGGTCATGCTTAACCGCGCTGAGCGCAAAGGTGTGCGTCCTAACTTCCGTTACTACGCAAAGGCACCTGTTGGTCCAATTGGGCCTATTGTCCCGCGCTACCCGGTAGAAAAAGCCGAAGTGATGCCTGAGCCAAAGCAGGAAGCCGCACAAAACCCAGCTGTCATTGCGATGATGGACAAGGCTAAAGAGCTATCTGACAAGGGGCTTTATCTGCGTGCAGCTACCGTTCTGATGGAGGCATTCAATCGCTCAAAGAACGAAACCATGCGCGCCAAAATTCTCAAGGAGCGTAAGCACTGCCTGAGTATGGTGCCGAGGGTTAAAACCACTGGTGATGGATGGTGTCTGGCTGGCAGAGCGAGGAACGTCTGATGAAATACTCTCTGATTTACGCTGACCCAGCCTGGGAATATGGCAACACCGTCAGCAACGGCGCGGCTACTAACCACTACGGCACGATGAAACTCATCGACATGAAGCGTCTTCCTGTCTGGGAACTGGTCGCTGATGATGCTGTTCTGGCCATGTGGTTCACCGGTACGCATACCCGCGAGGCTATCGAACTGGCAGAAGCCTGGGGCTTTAAGGTTCGAACCATGAAGGGTTTCACCTGGGTGAAGTTAAACCAGCTGGCAGAGCAGCACATCAACAAAGTGCTTCAGGCTGGTGGAGTTGAGGACTTTTACGACTTCCTCGACCTGCTGAACACGCAGACCCGTATGAACGGCGGCAACTACACCCGAGCCAATACCGAAGACATGTTGATCGCCACCAGAGGTAATGGTCTTGAGCGCAAGAACGCCAGCGTGAAACAGGTTATCTACAGCCCACTAGGTCAGCATAGCGAGAAGCCAGCAGAGGCCCGTTTCCGTCTGGAAAAACTCTACGGTGATGTTCCACGCATTGAGCTATTCAGCCGTTGCGCCGCGCCTGGCTGGGACCATTGGGGAAATCAATCTGAATCACCGGCTGTTGAGCTTATCCAGGCAGTGGCCGTTCCTATTGGCAAACCTCAGGAGCGCGCTGCATGAAGAAGCTATCAACCGAGCAGGAGAACGCGGTGCGTGACGTAGCCCGTCAATGTTCTGATGCCATTAAAAAAGCCCTGAAGAAAAAGCCGAAGCCAAACTGGAACGAGGCTGTACCTCCGATCCTGAAGGAATACCACGAGAAGGTGAAACCGATGGGCGTAAGCCTGGTGATGTTCAACAGCGTAATTGGGCGCCTGAACGGGCGTTATGGAGTCGAGTCATGAGCGAATTAACGCCGCGTCAGAGTGAAGTGCTGGACGCCATAGTGCTCTACAAGGACAGAACGGGATTCCCGCCGACGATACTGGAGCTTGCCGCATTAATTGGCTGCTCATCCCAGAATGCGGCTGCTGAGCATGTGAGGGCTATTCAGAAAAAGGGTTACATCACCGTTGCTCCTGGCGCTGCCAGGGGCATTAACATCGTCAAAACGGAATCTGATGAAGATCCGGTGTCGATCATTAAAGACCTCTTATCCGGTGGAGACCAGGCCAGAGATAAAGCTGTTGAATGGCTAAAGAAACAGGGAGTGACTTTATGAAACTGGTGCTGCCGTTCCCACCGAGCGTAAACACCTACTGGCGAGCCCCCAATAAGGGGCCGTTGGCAGGACGCCATCTCATCAGTGCTGCTGGCCGCAAATATCAGAGCGCTGCTTGCGCTGCGATTATTGAACAATTACGCCGCCTGCCTAAACCAACCACAGCGCCAGCTGCGGTGGAGATACTTCTCTTTCCACCAGATGCCCGCCGCCGCGATATCGACAATTACAACAAGGCGCTTTTTGATGCACTGACACATGCAGGCATCTGGGAGGATGACAGTCAGGTTAAACGAATGCTGGTGGAGTGGGCACCGCAGGTACCTGGCGGGAAGGTTGAAATAACGATCGCCAGCTATGTCGAAAATGGTAGGCAAAATAGCAATGCATTGGTACGCGCATGAGTGTTAGATTAAAAAGTGTCAGCGAAGCGGGAGTGCAGACCCGCTCGCACTACAACAAGTGGAGAAACATATGAATCAGTTATTCGTAATTGATGGCGTTTCCGTACGCCGTGATTTTGATGGTCGTTACTGCCTGAATGATTTGCATCGTGCGGCGGGAGGTGAAAAACGTCACCAGCCTTCCAACTGGTCCTGTCTTACCCAAACGCAAGAACTCATCGCTGAAATTTCGAGCGCTCCTGGAATTACAGGAGCGGCCCCGTTGGTCACCCTTACTGGTGGCGTTAACCAGGGGACATTCGTCTGCAAGGAGTTGGTTTATTCCTATGCAATGTGGATCAGCCCGAAATTTAACCTCAAAGTCATCAGAACGTTCGATGCCGTACAGAACCCTGCATCCAATGCGCCGACATCCGACAAAATTCAGGCTGGCGTGATCCTGCTTGAATCGGCGGCGAAAATGCTGAACCTCTCAAACTCTTCAAGGCTCGGTGCTTATCAAAAACTCCAGCAGGTAGCTGGTCTTCCAGATCTGATGCCGCATTACGCGATCGATGCACCTGCTGGTGCGCAGAATGGGTCCAGCCGTCCCACACAATCACTCAGCGCTCTGCTTAAAGCAAAAAACATCCGCATCACCGCAAATCAGGTTTATCACATGATGTCCCGCTTTGGGATTGTGGAACAAAAAGAGCGAAACAGTCGGTCTGGAGTGAATGGTGTTAAAAAGTTCTGGTCACTTACTGCCAAAGGCTGCATGTATGGCAAGAACATCACCAGTCCTGCGAACCCGCGAGAAACTCAGCCTCATTTCTTTGAGTCGAAGTTTGCGGAGCTTCTTAAAATAATCGACATCGTAGCCTGAGGTAACAGTGAGAGCATTACTGACACCTGAAGTTGCGCCAATGTCCGGGGTGGTGCTGTTCCGCCCAGGAAACGAGTTGCTGTGGTTATTTCGTCGTGGCCGGGTAGTTATTGAAACACCATCCGAAGCAATCCAGCATCTGCCATCTGGTCTTATTCCGGAAGCGCACCAGCCACTGACAGATGATGTCAGCATGCAGCCGCTTTTCATGAATGAGAGGGTTATTCAGCGTGCTGGTGGACTGAGCAGCCTTGATGCCTGGCTGGAACGTAAATTCGAATGCCAGTGGCCACACAACGAATGGCACTCAAAGGACTTTACGGTGATGCGTCACGCCCCCGGAAGCATTCGCCTTTGTTGGGGCTGTGATAACCAGTTGCGTGAACAAACCACTGAAAGACTGGCAGGAATTGCCATGCAGAACCTGGTAAAATGGCTGCTCGAAAGGGTGAATATTATGCTGGGCTTCGGCGCAGAGCACACCCTGACTCTACCGGAGTTCTGCTGGTGGATGGTACGTAACGATCTGGCCGACCTTATTCCTGAGTCAGTGGCCAATAAAGCCCTGAGGATTAAGCCTGAATCGCACAGCTCAGTAATGCGGGAAAGTGACATAGTTCCGTCATTACCGGCGACTGAAATCCTCCAGGAGAAAGTTAAGAAGATTGTCTCGGTGAAGGTCGATCCTGAATCACCGGAATCTTTCATGCTGAGGCCAAAGCGCCGCCGCTGGGAGAACGATAAGTACACCCGCTGGGTTAAGTCGCAGAAGTGCAGTTGCTGCAATAACCCGGCAGACGACCCCCACCACCTGATAGGCCACGGGCAGGGCGGAATGGGTACCAAAGCGCACGACCTGTTTGTGATACCGCTGTGCAGAGCGCATCACGACGAGTTACACGCTGATCCTGTGGCATTTGAAGCGAAGCACGGCGACCAGTTAACGCTGTTGTTTCGGTTTTTAGATCGTGCGCTGGCAATCGGCGCATTGGCGTAAGTGGAGACGCTCATGGACCTCGATAACGTTGTTAAATTTTTTTCCCCGAAGGGAATGCATATTTCGGACAGTGTGCGCGCTACTGCCAGCGAACAGCTGACGGTGACTGATGTTATGGCGGCGCTGGGCATGACCCAGGCAGATGCAGGAATTGGTCTTGCTATGTATCTGGGTAAGGCAGGTGTAAGTAAACACGCCCGAGAAGCATCAATAAACTGGCTTGCTGAATATGCCAAACAATCCGCGCCTTTTGCAGTACGCCGTCTCGCCGGAAAGAAATTCCCTCTCTGCATGCTTATCCTCGCTAAGTTCGCCTATAACGACTATGCATCGTCAGCCGCTGATTTATCCGATTGCCCAAAATGCAACGGTAAAGGTCTTATTGAAAAAGTCGGTACGGTCACCAAAAGCCATTACACAATGAGAATTCCTCAGTGGGCAAAAGACCTTGGACAGTCGCCATCTTCTTTCGAAAAGAAGCGGGAGGTGAAGAACGTGGAGCAATCACTCTGCGCAAAATGCAACGGTACCGGGAAAATAAGTAAGCGCTGCCAGTGTGGAGGAACAGGTAAGACACTGGACCGTAAAGCAACGGAGCTGCAAGGCGTACCTGTTTATAAGGAATGCAAGCGCTGTGAAGGGCGCGGTTACAGCAGGCCAAAGTCATCTGTTGCTTACCGGGGGATATTCTCTGAGCTGCCAAGTCTTCCTGATCGCACCTGGCGTTACAGCTGGAAGCCATTCTACGAAATGCTTGTTTCTCGCTGCTTTCAGGAAGAGAGCTATTCAAACACCCAACTAAAAAAAGTAACAAGAAACGATAATTTGACGGATATCGCGTAATTTAACGTCACGTTTCTTGCAATGTTGCCGTTTTTGATGTAATTTGACACTAACGATGGGCTTTGTATGTCCACGGTTAGAAAGAAAATATAAAAAACCTCGCTACGGCGGGGTTTTGTTGTTTCTAAGGGCTGCCAAATGGCGGCCTTTTTTGTTTCCCCTCGTTCTGAGAGGACTCACGGCAATAAGAGGGGGCTAAATGTCCGATCCTGTTTCTGGCACTACGGTAGCGGCTGGCGGTCTGATGGGGGCCAGCATGTTCGGCCTGGCAACCGGCATAGATTATGGTGTGGTGTTTGGCGCATTCGCTGGTGCGGTGTTCTACGTCGCTACGGCGGTTAATATCAGCCGCCTTAAGCTGGTGGGCTACTTCATCACCTCTTTCATCTTCGGCGTCATTGGCGCGCCACTGCTTGGCTCTTACTTCTCCAAATGGACGGGGTATAGCGACAGGCCACTTGATGCGCTGGGCGCGGTAATCGTAGCCGCTATTGCTATTAAGCTGCTGACGTTCGTCAACAGTCAGGATTTGGGTAGCCTGTTTGGAATTCTCTCGCGTTTACGTGGTGGAGGGGCTAGCAATGGTAACAAGTGATCCGAGTGCGATGGCAAACGCAATTATCTCAGCTGTTATCGTTATTGCACTGATGTTCTACCAGCGTGGAGGGGCGAGACATCGCCCACTGATATCGCTGATGGCTTATTTCACGGTGCTGGTATACGCCAGCGTCCCTTTCCGTTACCTGTTCGGCCTGTACCATGAATCCCATTGGTTTGTGGTGCTGGTCAACGTCCTGATCTGTGCTGCCGTTCTCTGGGCTCGGGGAAACGTGGCGCGCCTGGTTGATGCACTGAGGCACTAATGAACCAATCACAATTTCAAAAGGCGGCTGGGTTAAGCGCCGAGTTAGCTGCGCGCTGGTTTTCACAGATCGAAGCTGCCATGAATGAATTCGGCATCACGGCACCGCTCGATCAGGCCATGTTTATCGCACAGATGGGGCATGAGTCAGGCGGGTATACCCGGCTGGTGGAAAGCCTGAACTATGCGGCTGAAAACTTAGTGCCGACGTTCGGCAAGCATCGCATTACTGCACAGCAGGCCGCCGCACTAGGCAGAACGGCAACGCAACCGGCAAATCAGAAAGCGATAGCCAATCTGGTTTATGGCGGTGAGTGGGGTAAAGAACACCTGGGCAATCAGTCAGCAGGCCATGGCTGGAAATATCGCGGTCGTGGTTTGAAGCAAATCACCGGCCTGAGCAACTATCGCAGTTGTGGCCACGCTATAAAGCTTGACCTTGTCGCCCATCCGGAGCTGCTTGAACAGGATGAATACGCCGCGCGCTCAGCTGCATGGTTCTTTGCCTCCCGCGGTTGCCTGCTTCATTCCGGCGACGTTGAGCGCGTGACACTGCTTATCAATGGCGGCCGTAACGGTCTGGATAAACGCCGCGCGCTGTTCAACCTGGCGAAATCGGTGCTCGTATGAAGAAGTGGTTAAGTCTCCTGATTCCTCATTGGGAAACAGACACGGTAGTTTTACAGGCCAGGGGGGATGTTCTTCATATTGTCTGTAGCTACGAGGATATCGATCCCGGCGAAATGTTTGATGGCATGTGTGAGCTTAAGACCTTCACCTGGCTGAACTGGTCTTTCCCGTCAGGTGAGCCTATGAACGTTCGATCCTTTGAACCGAAGGTGGAAGCATGAGCACAGTGCAGTTAATCATCACGGTAGCAGTCGCCATTCTTGGCGCTATCGCCGCTGCTTTTGGCATTGGTCATTCACGCGGCACCAGCAAAGCTGAAGCGAAAGCCGATCAGCAGCGAACCGAAGAAAAGGCAGCAGCCACTGAAGCAGTAGCCGAACGCCGGGTAGAAGCAACCAAAGAGGCCAGCAATGTACAGCAGACTGTTAACCACATGCCTGATGACGATGTTGATCGCGAGCTGCGTGACACGTGGAAGCGTCCCGGTGGTGGTTGATACTGCCTGTGACTGGGTAAAGCCGATCTACCTGACTGATCACGACATCGACGTTATGGACCGCCAGACGAAGAAAGACATCCTGGCGCATAACAAAGCGTGGCAGGCGAACTGCCAGAAACAAATAGAAGTGAGGTCAAAGTGATCGCAACCATCGGAACAATTCTGGTGTGGCTGATTATTGGCGCAGTGGGTGTTGCTGGCCTCGTCTGTGCCTTTATCGGCTTCATGTTTTTCGTTCATTGGCCTAAATAGGGCTATCAAGACTTACTAACCGAGGGTAAAGAATGTCATCTCCAATCATGAAGTATTTCGCGTATCAGCATCTCCCATCTCACCTGCAAGAAGTGAGTAAGCCAATCGGTGATCTCGCGGCACTGATGGACGAAACCCTGCCAGACAGCGCGGAAAAATCAGCAGGCTTACGCAAACTGCTAGAAGCTAAGGATGCACTGGTACGCGCGAAGCTGGGGTAATCATTACAAAGCTCACCTGCTGGTGGGCTTGATAATGGTTATCCCTTCAAGCGGATAAGGCAAACATTATCCCCTACAAGGTATAAAACGGCCTCGCACCCGCGGGGCTTTTTAATGCGCATCGCACGCGCACATCAAAGAAAGTCTTTCAGCTGTGAGCCTGGGCAAACCGTTAACTTTCGGCGGCTTTGCCGTGCGACAGGCTCACGCCTAAAAGGAAATAAATCATGGGTCAGAAAATTATTACGTTGTCCGGCGCGGCTACGGATGTTCTGTATGCGCTGTTTTTCCGTGGCGCGCTTCAGTCTGGTGACCTGCCAGCTAAATCTGGTGCTGCTGAGCTTCGGGAGCTGGGATTCGCTGAGACACGCCATACCGCGACGGAGTATCAAAAGGAAAATTATTTCACCTTCCTGACCGCTGAAGGGCAGGAGTTTGCCATTAAGCACCTGGCAGATACGCGCTTTGGTGTTCCTGCTGGTGGTTATATTGGTGGCTCTGTAAATATTCAGTTTGGCCGGATAGAGAACGGCCCACGAAAAGGCTATGCCATCAATGTTGGCATCTGTCCTGAAATTAAGACCGGCGTGAAGCTATCCCCTGAAATGGTAAAAGCGATTTCCGATGTTGTGTCAGCGGAATTGAAAAAGAATATTCAGCCCGGTGGCACAATCTGGGATTGCTTACGACGTTGATTCTGACGGAGGGTTTTATGCAGGTCACTATTGATGGTGTCCCATACGCTCCCGCCAGCGTCGTTTCATCACGGATAGGCATTGCCATTTCGACGCATCAGCGCGCAGACGTTTTAAAGCGAGCACTCGAACAGCACATGAAGCATCTTCCCGCCGGCGCGCGGGTGGTGGTAGTCGATGATGGTTCAAAACCTGCTGCGGTAGTTCCCCACGGCGTGCGGCTGCTCCGCCATGAAACATCACTCGGCATTGTTGCTTCGAAGAACGCCAGCCTGTCAGCCCTTATGGATGCCGGGTGCGAGCATCTTTTTCTTTGGGATGATGATGCCTGGCCCATCGCCGATAACTGGCATCTTCCCTACATCGAATCACCCGAGCCACACTTGGCTTATCAGTTTCTCGATCTGGCTGGCCGCAATAAGCTGAATGACCTTTCGGTGCTTTACCGTGACGATCAGCATGTGTCGTACACCGGGCAGCGCGGCGTAATGCTTTACTACCACCGCAGCGCCATCGAGAAGGTGGGCGGATTCGATCCGGTTTATAGTCGCGGTATGTACGAACACAGCGACCTTGCCCTGCGCATCCATAACGCCGGAATGACTACGTGGGCTTACGCTGATGTGGTCGGTTCAGAAAAGCTTATCTATTCACTCGATGAGCATGAGGCCATAGAGCGTTCAGTGCCGAGGGCCGACCGCCAGGCGCTGGTGGAACGTAATGTGAAGATCCACAACGAACGGCGTGATACCGGGTATACCGGTTACGTTGAATACCGGCAGCAGCGCGACGCGGTAATCACAACGCTGCTTACAAGTCAGCCTGACCCTCAGCGCGGTACCAAACTGACGGCCTCGCCTGACATGCTGGCAAAATGGGCAGCATCACTCCGGCAATGTGGACGTATCGCGCTGGTGGATGAACTGCAGACTGCCCCGGCAGGTGTTGAACTTCACCGCGTCCCAGACGTGCAGATGAATGTCTATTTCCGGCGCTGGCTGCATATCTGGCAGCACCTGCGCGATCACACTGAATACCGGTTCGTCTGGTGTACCGATGGTACCGATGTCGAAATGCTTCGCGCGCCGTGGGAAGAAATGCAAGCCGGAAAGGTTTATGTGGGATCTGAACCGAAGACATACGCCGACGCCTGGGCAAAGCAAAATCATCCGGAGCGTATCTATCAGGAGTTCATTGAAGCACACCGCAACGATGTGATGCTTAACGCTGGTCTGCTTGGTGGCACCCGCTCTGATGTGATGGCGTTCGCTCACGGCATCATCCGTCTTTACTACCGGATCGAAAGTTATCGGTTCTGGAAGAAAGAACCGGCTGGCGCTGCGGTGGGCGACATGCTGGCGTTCGGTATTGTCGCGCAGTCATTCGCTGACAGGCTGGTCACCGGCCCTCTGGTTCATACCGTTTTCAAGACTGATGGTATCGGTAAGGAGGCGGCATGGTGGAAACACAAGTGAAGTTTGTTGTGGTTGGTCACCATTCCCGGATAGGGCATGCACAACGTCTTGCTACGATGTTGGATGCTCATCTGCTGATTGACGATGGTAACCATGGCGCGAACTGGAATCATCGACGCGCCCTTGAATGGGCAGCAGAACAAACATGCCGGGTAATTGTTGTTGAAGATGATGCTCAGCCTTCAAGCAGTCTTACTGAGCTAGTGATAGGTCACTGGCTAAACCGCTTCCCTGATTCTCTGGTGAGTTTTTATCTCGGTACAGGCCGACCACCTCAGTATCAAATGCAGATAGCCGAGCGGCTGATTGTTGCTGATAAAACTCAGGCTGACTACATCACTCTGCCGCGACTGATACACGGGGTGTGCTATAGCGTACCTCCGCAACATATCAACCGCGTGCTGTCTCGATGGGATAACAGTAAGCCCGCTGATTATGCCGTGGGTGATGCCTGGGGCGGTGCAGTGGTCTATCCGTGTTACTCGCTGGTGGACCATGCAGACTTTGAATCAGTCGAGTGTCACCCTGACTCAGCACCACGAACTGAACGCCGTCGGGCGTGGAGGTTGGCCTGATGCCGGCGTTAATACCGAGAGCATGCCGCAAGCGTGGCTGTCCTGGAACAACCACAGACCGATCTGGCTATTGTCCCAAGCATCTTAACGAAGGCTGGCAGCAGCATCAGCGAGGACAGAGCAGGCACCAGCGCGGTTATGGCAGTAAGTGGGACAGGCTGCGCCCAATCGTACTCGACAGGGATAAACACCTCTGTCAGGAATGCCTGCGAAATGGAAGGTATACACCCGCGGAGACGGTGGACCACATCACCGCCAAAGCAAATGGGGGGACCGATGACCTGTCCAACCTCGAAAGCCTCTGCAAGCCCTGCCACAGGGCGAAAACAGCGGTCGAAAGACTCAAATGACATCAATTCTCATTTGAATCGACCGAGGGGGAGGGCGGGTTGAAAGTTCAGGAACGACGCGCCAAAGGACCGCCGCCTAACCTCTTTTCACATCGCCGCAGGTTAGAAAACTTTTTTATGGGGTCCCCCACTCGATGATTAATAGGAGTTTTCGATTATGTCTGGACCACCGAAAACCCCGACCCATCTACGTTTGGTGAGGGGTAACCCATCAAAACGCCCGATTAATGAAAACGAACCAAAGCCAACTCCAGGGGTACCCCCAACGCCGAAGCATTTCGACAAGCAGGGGAAATACTGGTTCAGGCGTATGGCTGAAGAGCTCGATGCGCTTGGCGTCATGTCGCAGCTGGACGCGAGAGCACTTGAGCTTCTGGTTGAGGTTTACACCGAGTACCGGCATCACTGCGATACGCTGGAGAGAGAAGGCTACACCTACGCCGTTTATAGCGACGAAGAGTCAGACGAAGGCAAAGAGCGAGAGATTCGCATGATCAAGGCTCACCCGGCCGCCATTATGAAAGCTGATGCCTGGAAACGTCTGCGCGCCATGCTCGGTGAGTTCGGCATGACGCCAGCCAGCCGCTCTAAAGTGAATGCAAAAGGTCCTGATGCGGTTGATCCGCTGGCCGAGTTTATGAAAGCGAGGGATTAATGGCTAAGGTTGCAGAAGGCATCCGCTACGCCGAGAGGGTGGTGGCGGGAGAAATTATTGCCTGTGAGTATGTGCGCCTTGCCTGTCAGCGTTTTCTTGACGATCTGGCACACGGTGAAGAGCGCGGTATTTTCTTCAGTGAGCCGCGCGCGCAGCACATTCTGAATTTCTATAATTTTGTTCCTCACGTCAAAGGTGCGCTGGCAGGCCAGCCTATTGAGCTGATGGACTGGCATGTTTTTATCCTGATTAATATTTTTGGTTTTGTTATCCCGCTGGTTAACGAAGAAACGGGAGAAACCGTTCTGCGTAACGACGGCAGCGGTCGGCCAGTGATGGTTCGGCGTTTCCGTACAGCAGATGTTGAGGTGGCCCGTAAAAATGCCAAATCAACGCTTTGCTCCGGCGTGGGGCTTTATATGGCTGGCGCAGACGGCGAGGGCGGGGCGGAGGTTTATTCCGCTGCAACCACCCGTGACCAGGCGCGAATTGTTTTTGAAGACGCGAAAAATATGGTCAAGAAGGCGAAAGCCACTCTTGGGCGGATCTTCGAATTCAACAAGCTCGCTATCTACCAGGAGCAAACGGCCTCCAAATTCGAGCCTTTATCATCAGATGCGAACAACCTCGACGGCCTGAACATTCATTGCGCCATCGTCGACGAGCTGCATGCTCATAAAACCCGTGACGTCTGGGACGTTCTTGAGACGGCCACCGGCGCGCGCCTGCAATCGCTGCTTTTCGGTATCACCACCGCCGGCTTCAACAAAGAAGGCATCTGTTACGAACTACGCGATTACGCAATCAAGGTCCTGCGCGGCCTGGTTAAAGACGATACGTTTTTTGCCATCATCTACACCTTAGATGAAGGTGACGATCCCTTTGATGAAAAAGTCTGGCAGAAGGCGAATCCGGGGCTGGGTATCTGTAAGCGCTGGGATGATCTGCGCCGCCTGGCTAAAAAGGCGAAAGAGCAGGTTTCGGCCAGGATTAACTTTTTCACCAAACACATGAATATCTGGGTTACCGCTGAGTCTGCCTGGATGGACATGATGAAATGGGAAAAATGCGAATTTATCGCCCCGCAGCACGAACTTAAAACCTATCCCTCCTGGGTGGGCGTTGACCTTTCAAACAAAATTGATATCTGTGCAGCCGCTAAAGTCTGGCGCGCGCCAGATGGCCACGTTCATGCGGATTTTAAATTCTGGCTGCCGGAGGGACGCCTTGAGAAGTGTTCACGCCAGATGGCAGAGCTCTATCGTAAGTGGGCCGAGATGGACAAGCTGATCCTTACCGACGGGGATGTAATCGACCATGCTCAGATTAAGGAAGAGCTGCAGGTGTGGGTTGCTGGCGAGAGTCTGAAAGAAATTGGCTTCGACCCGTGGAGTGCGACGCAGTTCAGCCTTGCGCTGGCAGAAGAAGGGCTGCCGCTGGTGGAAGTGCCGCAAACGGTTCGCAATTTCTCTGAGGCGATGAAAGAGGTCGAAGCACTGGTATACGGTGGCCGCTTCCATCACAGCGATCACCCGGTAATGAACTGGATGATGTCCAACGTAACTGTCAAACCTGACCGGAACGAGAACATTTTCCCGAACAAGTCCACACCGGAGGCCAAGATTGATGGCCCGGCGGCATTGTTCACAGCAATGAGCCGCGTTCTGGTTAACGGTGGCAACGACCAGCAGGATCTCTCCGGATTCTTCAATAATCCCATCATGGTAGGTTTCTGATGAAAAAAAACAAACGGCCAGGCAGGGTTAAAAGTGCTCTGCTTAACTGGCTTGGTGTGCCTATCAGCCTGACTACCGGCACGTTCTGGGAGGAATGGTTTGGTACCAGCAGCAGCGGAAAGGTGGTAACAGCCGATAAAGCCATCCAGCTATCGGCTGTTTGGGCATGCGTAAGACTGTTAAGCGAGTCTATTTCAACCCTTCCGCTGAAAATATACGTTCGACAGCCTGACGGTTCGCGTAAAGCGGCAACCGATCATCCGGCCTATTCGATACTGTGCCGCCGACCCAATTCAGAAATGACACCATCACGCTTTATGTTGATGGTGGTCGCCAGTATTTGTCTGCGCGGGAACGCCTTTATTGAGAAGAAATTCATCGCAAACCGCCTGGTTTCGCTGGTGCCTTTACTGCCGCAGAACATGGTGGTTAAACGTCTCACTACCGGGGCGCTGGAATACAAATACACTGAAAACGGAAACGAGCGCGTCATTCCGGTCAAAAACATCATGCACATTCGCGGGTTCGGTCTGGACGGTGTTTGCGGCATGATGCCGATGAAGACTGGCCGGGATGTGATCGGTTCAGCAATGGCCGTTGAAGAGTCCGCGGCGAAAATATTCGAGCAGGGTCTGCAGAGCTCAGGTTTTCTCTCCGCTGATAATGCGCTGACAGACGATCAACGTGAAAGACTTCGTGGTTATATGGCATCATTCACCGGCTCCAAAAACGCCGGAAAAATTATGGTTCTTGAAGGCGGCCTGAAATATCAGGGCGTGACCATGAACCCGGAAGATGCTCAGATGCTCGAAAGCCGCGCATTTAGCATTGAGGAGATCTGCCGCTGGTTTCGCGTACCGCCTTTCATGGTTGGTCACACCACGAAACAAAGCAGCTGGGCATCCAGCCTGGAAGGGATGAACCTGCAGTTTCTGACTCATACCCTTCGACCGCTGCTGGTGAATATTGAGCAGGAAATTGGCCGGTGCTTACTCGACAGCGATGATGAAGTGTTTGCAGAGTTCTCTGTTGAAGGTCTACTGCGAGCCGATAGTGCCGGTCGCGCGGCATACTATACCAGCGCGCTTCAAAATGGCTGGATGTCCCGTAATGACGTTCGTCGTCTTGAGAACATGCCGCCAATTGAAGGGGGCGATATTTACACCGTTCAGCTCAACCTGACGCAACTGAAAAATCTCGAAAGCAGCAACCCTGCTGTTCAGGCACTGGCCCTGAGAGAGCTGCATAACCACGTATTCCCTGATATTTCCTTTGAACAATCTCCGCTGAAACAGGCCGCTTAGGAGCACTTTCCTGATGAGCAAAAAACAACTTCCGGTAGCACCGGCGGGTCGCCCCTGCGCGCGCGTTACCTGTGAAACATTACCGTCCGCACTGGACCGCTGGGACGGCGGGATCAAAGCGGCGGCCACCGACGATAACAGCATTTCTGTTTTTGATGTGATCGGGCAGGACTACTGGGGTGAAGGCGTAACAGCCAAACGTATCGCCGGTGCGCTACGGGCGATGAATGGCGCCGACGTCACGGTCAATATCAACTCCCCTGGCGGTGACATGTTCGAAGGCCTGGCAATCTACAACCTTCTGCGTGAATACGAAGGCCGTGTGACGGTGAAGGTGCTCGGAATTGCCGCTAGTGCCGCCTCGGTTATTGCGATGGCCGGGGATGATATTCAGATCGGTCGTGGTGCCTTCCTGATGATCCACAACTGCTGGGTCTATGCGATGGGTAACCGCCATGATTTTGCAGAACTGGCACAGTCACTGGAACCCTTCGATACCGCTATGGCTGACATCTACGCCGCGCGCTCCGGCCTTGATATGGCCGCTGTTCAGAAGCTGATGGACGCGGAAAGCTATATCGGTGGCAGTGATGCAGTAGCGAAGGGACTGGCAGACAGCTTGCTTTCTGCTGATGCGGTCAGCGACGGCGACGAATCGCCTGCAGCCGCGCTTCGCAAACTTGATGCATTGCTGGCCAAGACCAACACCCCGCGCTCTGAGCGCAGAAAACTCATTAAAGCCTTATCCGGTGGCATGCCTGGCGCTGTCACCACCAACGACGGTACGCCGGGCGCTGCCGAAGACATCAAACCTGAAACCATCAATTCACTTGAAAGCGCCCTGGCGGCGTTAGTCAAATAAGGACCCTTTATGTCTGAAGTAAACGATATTCTGAAAAAAGTCACGGCCAGCATTGAAGAGGCAACCGGCAAGTTCAACTCGAAAGCAGAAGAAGCTGTGAAGGAGGCGCAGAAGTCCGGCAAGCTGTCAGAAGAAACAAAGGCAGCCGTCGATAAAATGGCTTCTGAGTTCAACGCACTGCGTGAGGCAGAAAAAACGCTGAAGGCAGCTATGGGCGAACTGGAGCAACATGTTGCCCAGATGCCGCTGGCAAACGCGAAGCATGTTGTGGAGTCAATCGGTCAGCAGGTGATCTCTGCTGAAGCGCTGAAAACCTTTGCCTCCGGGGTGGAAGGTGGCAAACGTATCAGTATCCCGGTTAAGGCGGCACTGACTTCTGCTGATGTGCCTGATGGCGTTATCGAACCCCAGCGAATTCCGGGCATCGATACGGCACCGAAGCAGCGCCTGTTCATCCGCGATCTGATTGCGCCTGGTCGCACTTCCTCCCCTGCTATTTTCTGGGTGCAACAGACTGGCTTTACCAACAACGCGAAAGTGGTTCCTGAAAATACACAGAAACCATACAGCGAAATTGAGTTTACGCCGAAAATCACTGGCGTAAGCACCATCGCTCACCTGTTCAAAGCCTCAAAGCAGATCCTGGATGACTTCGCACAGCTGCAGTCAACCGTTGATGCAGAAATGCGCTACGGACTGAAGTACGCGGAAGAGCAGGAAATTCTCTTCGGTGATGGTACCGGCGTGCATCTGCATGGCATTGTTCCTCAGGCGTCAGCGTTCAATCCGGCGTTCACTGTCGAACAGCAGAGCGGGATTGACGATCTGCGTCTGGCAATGTTGCAGGCACAGCTGGCACGCTTCCCGGCGTCTGGTCATGTTCTTCACTTCATTGACTGGGCGCGGATCGAGCTGACCAAAGACAGCCTGGGCCGTTACATCCTGGCTAACCCAGCGGCACTGACTGGCCCGACTCTGTGGGGGCTGCCGGTTGTAGCAACGGAAGCGGCAGCCTTCCAGGGTAAATTCCTGACCGGTGCATTTAACGCTGGCGCGCAAATCTTCGACCGCGAAGATGCGAACGTGGTTATCTCCACGGAGAACGCCGACGACTTCGAGAAAAACATGATCACCATCCGTTGCGAAGAACGTCTGGCGCTGGCTGTGAAACGCCCTGAGGCGTTCGTGTACGGTTCATTCAGCACCGGCGCGGGTAGCTGATAACTATTGCGGCCTTCGGGCCGCTTTTTTCGGGGCAAACAAATGCTTGATCAGAATGTGGTGAAACAGCATTGCCGCATTGATACCGACTTTACGGGTGATGATGCTCTGCTGAAGATTTATACAGGTGCAGCGGCCCGGTACGTCCAGACATGGACACGCCGAACGCTCTATGAAAAGGAAAGCAGCCCTGGCTACGCTGACGACCCGGACCCGATACTGCTCAATGATGATGTGAAGGCAGCCATGCTACTGCTTATCGGTCACTGGTATGCAAACAGGGAAGCGGTAAACATCGGGAACATAACTTCAGCCGTACCTTTTGCTGTGGAAGCGCTATTGCAGCCATACCGTATTTATGGATTGTAGGAGGGGGTATGCAGGCCGGAAGACTGAGAGACAGGGTGGTAATTCAGAACATCACAACATCCAGAGACCCTTCTGGTCAGCCTGTTGAAACATGGCATGACGGCGCGACTACATGGGCAGAAGTTAAAGGTATCAGCGGGCGTGAGCTTGTAGCGGCAGGTGCAGAAACGGCTGTAGCCACTATCAGGGTATGGACTCGATTTCGTAACGATATAACTGCTGCGTCAAGACTCAGGGTTGTGACTGGCCCGTTCAAGGGTGTCATTTTAAATATCATTGGTCCGCCGATACCTGATTCTCGCGGCATTCAGCTCGAAATTCTTTGTAAGCAGGGGATCGAAAAATGATTGAGACGAGCCTCGATTTTTCCGGCCTGAATGACATCGCAAAGGATCTGGAGGCGCTTAGCCGCGCTGAAAACAATAAGGTTCTTCGTGATGCCACGCGCGCCGGTGCGGAGGTGCTTAAGGACGAAGTGATCGCACGTGCACCGGTACGCACCGGAAAACTGAAAAAAAACGTGGTGGTTGTTACCCAAAAAAGCCGCCGCCGCGGGGAGATTTCTTCCGGCGTCCATATTCGTGGCGTTAACCTGCGCACCGGAAACAGCGATAACACGATGAAGGCGAATAACCCGAGAAACGCCTTTTACTGGCGATTCGTTGAGCTGGGCACCGCGAACATGCCTGCACATCCGTTTGTGCGACCCGCTTACGATACTCGCGAGGAAGAGGCCGCCAGCGTCGCCATTGCCAGGATGAATCAGGCTATTGATGAGGTATTGAGCAAGTGAATGAAGATAATATCTACGCCTTGCTTTCTTCCCTGGCAGAAGGACGGGTATACCCCTATGTTGCGCCATTAGGTAGTGACGGGAAACCGTCTGTCTCTCCACCCTGGATTATCTTTTCCATCGTCGATGATGTTTCAGCTGACGTACTGTGTGGCCAGGCAGAGAGCAGGGTTTCCGTTCAGGTCGATGTGTATTCCACTTCGATCGCTGAATCACGATCCCTGAGAGATTTGGTGCTCGCTTCGCTTGAGCCGTTAACCCCTACAGAGGTGGTAAAAATCCCCGGGTACGAGCCAGATTATCGGCTCTACCGTGCCACCCTGGATTTTAAAGTTACCCCCTGACAATTAATTCACCCAACGAACCCGCCTGATGGCGGGTTTTATTTTTCCAGGAGACAGCTATGTCTGCACTTTATGAAAAATCGCAGCTGACGAAGATCCTTATTTCCTCCCTGCCAGCCACCAAAGAAACGATGGATTCCGCAACCTTCCTCGATCTGAGTTGCACCATCAAAGAAATTCAGTTCACCGGTGGTCAGAAGCAGGATATCGACGTAACAACACTTTGCTCTACCGAGCAGGAGAACATCAACGGCCTGCCTTCTCCGTCAGAAATCTCTCTGTCCGGCAACTTCTACAAGAATCCGGCGCAGGACGCCTTGCGTGAGGCCTATGACAACGATACGACCTACGCTTTCCAGGTTATCTTCCCGTCCGGCAAGGGCTTTAAGTTCCTGGCTGAAATCCGCCAGCACACCTGGTCTTCAGGTACCAACGGCGTAGTGGCGGCAACGTTCTCCCTGCGCCTGAAAGGTAAGCCTGAAAACATCGAGTCTGGCTCCTGAGAGGTCGCATGAAGAATATTAAAAATCTCGCCCTGGCTAAGATGTCGGGATTTCGTCATAAGACGGTCGCCGTTCCTGAGTGGGAAGGCGTCAAAGTGGTTCTCCGTGAGCCGTCTGGAGAAGCCTGGCTGCGCTGGCAGGAGGTGGTGAAAGCGGGTGCTGATGATGAAAATGTGTCGGTATCGGAAAAGGCACACCGTAATCTTTGCGCTGACGTGGTGCTCTTCATTGACGTCCTGTGCGACACCGATAAGCAACCGGTATTCAGCGTAGACGAAGAAGAGCAGGTGCGTGAAATCTACGGCCCCGTCCATTCACGCCTGCTCAAGCAGGCGCTTGACCTGATCAACAACGCGGACGAAGCGCGGGAAAAGTCTCAACCCCCGGCGTAAAGTTTCTGATGTCGCTTGCGCTCCGGATGGGGCGCACGCTTTCAGAACTACGGCAGAGCATGACTGCAAGCGAGCTTCTGATGTGGATTGAGTTCGACAGGCAAAGTCCGGTTGGCGATATCCGTGGCGACATTCAGGCAGCCCAGCTCGTCTCTGCCATCTACGGTTCGCAGGGGGCAAAAGTACCGCTGGACGATGCGATCCTGCGATGGGGTGGCGATGAGCAATCAGAACCGAAGGACCCGTTTGCAGGGCTTGAGGCGGCACTTACAGCTGCAACTCAGTGACTTTTTACCCAGAAAACATTAGGATTTTAGCCACTAATAATTCTGGGGATAGAAAATGGAAATTTTACTTGTTTCAATTGTAATAGGCTTAGTTCCAGCCTTAATAGCTCAAAGCAAAGGCCGCTCTTTCTTTGCTTGGTGGGTTTATGGTGCATTGCTGTTTATTATTGCCTTTGTACACTCGCTGGTAATTAAGAAAGATGTGGCAGCTGAAGAAAAAGACTTAATTGAAAATGAGAGTATGAAAAAGTGTCCGTTCTGTGCGGAAATAATCAAAAACGCAGCCATTAAATGTAAACATTGTGGCAGTGATTTGATGGCCGAATCACCTCCGGCTAAAACCGATGAAGAATACCTTGAAGAAGCCAGGCAAAAGGTCTGGAAACAATAAAAATAAAACCGCTTCGGCGGTTTTTTTACGTCTGGAGTTTGGATAAATGGCAACCTTACGCGAATTAATAATCAAAATTTCCGCCAATTCTCAATCTTTCCAGACGGAAATTTCCCGCGCCTCACGAATGGGGCAGGATTATTACCGCACCATGCAAAATGGTGGTCGGCAGGCCGCTGCTGCTGCCAGAGAGAGCGAAAGGGCGCTATCTGATTTGACTGCCGGATTTGCATCGGCAGGAAGAGCTGCTGCCGCTGCTACGGCAGCTTTTGCGACTGGTAAGATCGTTCAGATTGCTGACGAGTGGAACTCCGTAAACGCGCGACTCAAGCAGGCATCATCTTCTGCTGATGATTTTGCCGCTTCTCAGCGTCAATTAATGGAAATCAGCCAAAGAACTGGCACTGCGTTTTCAGACAACGCAAACCTTTTTTCACGCGCAGCTGCTTCAATGCGTGAATATGGGTATAGCTCTGACGAAGTTCTGAAAATTACCGAAGCTGTTTCTACCGGCCTCAAACTTTCGGGAGCAAATACTCAGGAAGCGAGTTCTGTTATCACTCAATTCAGCCAGGCTCTGGCTCAGGGCGTTCTTCGCGGTGAAGAATTCAACGCCGTTAACGAAGCAGGTGATCGTGTTATCCGCGCACTTGCAGCCGGAATGGGTGTGGCCCGCAAAGACCTGAAGAGCATGGCTGACCAGGGACAGCTAACGATTGATAAGGTTGTGCCAGCTTTAATGAGCCAGTTAGGGGCTCTGCAGGGCGAATTTGCCAACATGCCGCAAACTGTTTCCGGCTCCCTGCAAAAAGTCACTAACTCATTCATGGCCTGGGTTGGTGGTGTCAACCAGGCTACTGGTGCTACCGATGCGTTATCTGGTGGACTGGATAATGTCGCACAGACGCTTGATTCTTTTACCTCATCAGCAGTGAGCGGTGCGCTCAGTGAAGTTGCTGACAATATGTCCACAATAACAACAGTAGCTGGTGCGCTTGTTGGCGTTGGGTTGGCAAGATATCTCAGCGGAGTTGTAACCAGTGCCACGAGTGCAACTGGTGCACTAATATCCGCCGCTAAGTCAGAGGTTGCTCTTGCTGTCGCGCAGGACAAAGCGGCTCAGTCCGCTGTTGCGGCTTCCAGGGCTGAAGTTTATCGGGCTCAGCAAGCAGTACAGAGTTCAAGAAGTGCAGATGTTCAGGCGGCTCAGCAAGAGAAAGTCGCGGCAGCTGAAGCAAAAGTCACTGCTGCCCATACCAGACTGACTACCGCTCTTGCCAGTGGTACAGCTACGGAAAAAGTCAGGGCCAGAACTGCACTTGAGCGTGCACAGGCAGGGCTGGTAGCAGCTAAAAATGCCGACGCTCAGGCTGTCGCTGAAAGGCGTTTGGCTTCAGCTCAGGCTGCCTTAAACCGGAACCTTGCAAACCGTGTTTCGGCTCAAAGCAATCTCAATAGCGTGACATCCGTCGGCACTCGGCTCATGAGTGGTGCACTTGGTCTCATCGGTGGAGTTCCTGGTTTGGTTATGTTGGGTGCAGGAGCCTGGTATGCGGTGTATCAAAATCAGGAGCAGGCCCGTCGCTCTGCTCTGGAATACGCCAGCACAATAGATGAAGTCAGTAAAAAGTCGAGGGCAATGTCTCTACCTGAAGCTTCAGACAATGCCGAGAAAACGCGCGCAGCATTGAATGAGCAGAATAGGCTGATCGATGAACAAAAAAGCAAGATTGAAAGCCTGAAAGAACAGATAGCTGGTTATCAGTCAGTGATCAGCAACCCCGGCCCAACGACCAGCGGTGGTTTCATGATTAACCACCTGACATCTTTGGACACTGTAACTCGTGGGCTGGCTACGGCTACAGAGCAGTTATCTGTTGAGCAAGAAAGACTTGCTCAGATGCAGGAAAAATCTGCTTCTATTCAACAGGTTCTTGAAGGGCTTGAACATCGGCGGGTGACATTGATTCGGGAGGAGGCCGCCAATCAGAACCGGGCTTATCAATCTCTCCTATTGATGAATGGCCAGCATGACGAATTTAACCGGTTACTTGGTCTGGGTAATCAACTCCTAATGGCACGTCAGGGACTGGCGAATGTCCCGCTCAGACTTCCTCAGGCCGACCTCGACAAAAAGCAAACCGATGCCCTCGAAAAGAGCCGCCGGGATCTGGAGTTGTCACGCCTGAAGGGTGAGGACAAAGAGCGTTTACGGCTGAGTTATGCCGCTGATGATCTGGGATTAACCAGTGATCCTCAATTCCAGACAGGCCGTCAGGAGTTGATTAATAACGGCCTGGCGGAATGGCGGAACACTGAGGCCAACAAACCGAAGGCGAAGGGCGGTAAAACCGAAGGCGAGAAAACAGAGGATGTATATAAGCGCCTTATCAAGCAGCAAAAAGAGCAGATCGCCCTGCAGGGTCAGAATACTGAACTGGCGAAGGTTAAATTTCAGGTCAGCCAGGGGGAGCTTGCTTCTCTGACAGAAGCCCAGAAAAAGACGGTATTGCAGAATGCAGCGCTGATTGACCAGGTTAAATTGCGTGAGCAACTGCGAAATTACGAAGCCAACCTCGCCGACAGTAACGCCAGCGCCCGAGCAGCTAATGAAGGGCAACTGCTGGGTTACGGGCAGGGTACCAGGTTCCGTGAAAGACTTCAGGAGCAGTTCAATCTGCGTAAGGAGTTCGAGCAGAAGAATACCGATCTTCTCCGCCAGCGTCAGGCTGGTGAAATCGACGAGACGTTCTATCAGCAGGGGCTGGCACTTAATAAGCGCTACCTAGAAGAGCGCCTGCGCGACCAGGAGGGATATTACACTGCTTCTGATGCGCAGCGTGACGACTGGATGACGGGACTGTCTGAGGGTTATGCGAACTGGGTGGACGAAGCTACTGACTATTCTTCCATGGCCGCTGACGGCATGAAGCAGGCCATGGGGGGGGCGGTCACCACGATCACCGACATGCTTAATGGCAACGTTGACAGCTGGAAGGACTGGGGCGTGAGCGTACTGAAGATTATCCAGAACGTTCTGGTGAACATGGCTGTTGCTAATGGTGTCAGCTCAATTGGATCACTGTTCAGTTTTGGTGCCTCGTCAGCCGCAACCGCCAGCAGCGGTACCGCTATTCAGAATGCTGGCGCGAACTTCACATTTAATGCGAAGGGTAATGTTTACGACTCTCCGTCCCTGAGCGCTTACAGCAATGGCGTTTTTCAGACGCCTCAGCTGTTTGCTTTTGCCAAAGGCGCAGGGGTTTTTGCCGAGGCTGGTCCGGAAGCCATTATGCCGCTTACGCGGGCACCTAATGGTGATCTTGCTGTTCGCGCAGTAGGGATGCCGCAGGTCTCTGGCGGCGTGCCTTCAGTTAACTTCGGCGATATCAATATTCAGGGCGGTTCTCCACAGGCGTCCAGTCAGGGTGCTGCCGGAGCAGCAGGCAGGCAGCTTAAGGATGCCATCACTGGTGTCATTAACGAACAGGCCAGCATGCCGGGCTCGCCTCTGTGGCGATTAATCAAGGGAGTTTAACCATGGCAGTCGAAACCTTCAGCTGGTGCCCAAAGGTTGCCTCTCAGGTTGATACAAGTTTTCGTACCCGAAAGGCGCAGTTTGGCGATGGCTATACACAGGTGGCCGGGGACGGCATCAACCCGGTAACACCTCAGTGGAGCGTGAGCTTTACCGGCGACGAGGCTTACATTCAGGCCATTAAAAACTTTCTGAACAGACATACAGGGTGGAAGTCATTTATCTGGAAGCCGCCGCTTGAGCCTTCAGGTTTATGGCGCGCGGAATCCTTCCAGATATCTACCCACGGCAACAAAAAATACACCCTCAGCAGCACATTCATACAGGCATACCATCCATGAGTATTTCATCTGATGTCCAGAAACTGGAACCGGGTAAGCGCGTCCGCCTGATCGAGGTGGACGGCTCAGCGTTCGGTGCGGGTATTCTTCGCTTTCACAACGAGACAATCCCCCATACCGAGGCGGAAATCATCGCCGCAGGCGGCGACGAGTCAAAACTTGAGCCGAAGTCGGTGTGGTGGCAGGGGCAGGAGTATGGCGCGTGGCCGTATGAACTGACCGGCATATCTGTCAGCAGTGACGGCCAGAGTTCACGGCCGTCTCTCACCGTTGCAAACATCAGCGGCACGATTGGCGCGCTGTGCCGAAGATTTCAGGGGATGGCTAAAGCAAAGGTGATCATCCATGACACCTTCGCCCACTATCTGGACGTAAGAAATTTTCCTGACGGGAACCCGACTGCGAATCCCAACGAGGAGCGCAAACAGGTTTATTACATCGACCGTAAATCAGGATCAGACGATGAAACCGTAGAGTTTGAGCTTTCCAGTCCAGCCGATCTGCGCGGGCAACTCATTCCGACCCGGCAAATTCAGCCAATGTGCACGTGGTGCATGCGGGGCTGGTACAAAACCGGGAATGGCTGCACCTACGCCGGGCAAAACGGCTGGTTCGATAAAGACGGCAACCGGGTGGATGATCCTTCACAGGATGTTTGCTCCGGACTGCTGTCAACGGGCTGCAAACCTCGTTTCGGAGAGAATGAGCAGCTGGATTATGGCGGGTTCCCCGGGGCTTCACTTCTGAGAGGATAATCATGCGCGACAAAACAGTTAGCGCCATTCTGGCGCATGCCGCCGCATCCTTCCCCGAGGAGTGCTGTGGCGTGGTTATTCAGAAGGGGCGGGTGGAGAAATACATCCCCTGCAAAAATAATGCTGAGTCGCCGACTGAGCAATTTGAACTCAATCATGAGGATTATGCGGCCGCCGAAGAGCAGGGAACTGTGGTGGCGATCGTCCACAGTCACCCCGGCGACGGGGCAACAACCCAACCGAGCGAGCTCGACATGCTGATGTGTGATGCCACGGAACTGCCGTGGATTATTGCATCGTGGCCGGAGGGCGACATTCGCACCGTCATGCCTCGCGGAGACCGACCCCTCACAGGGCGCCAGTTTGTTCTCGGGTATGCAGACTGCTGGTCTCTCATCATGGACTATTTCCGCATCGAACACGGCATTGAACTGCCCAACTACAGCGTAGATCGCCACTGGTGGGAGCAGGGTGAAAACCTCTATATGGACAACTGGCAGGAATGCGGTTTTCGTGAGTACGACGGTCCCGCTCAGCCAGGTGACATGGTTATCATGCAGGTTCAGTCCACCGTCCCGAACCATGCCGGGATTTTGCTTGATGGCAACATGCTACTGCATCACATGTATGGCCAGCTAAGCCAGCGTATTCCCTACGGTGGCTATTACCGTGACCGTACCATCAAAATTCTGCGTTATAAGGATTTGATGTAATGGAAAGAAAAACCGTTATCAAACTCAGCGGCTCAATGGCTCAGCGATTTGGCAGGACACATCGCCGCGCACTAACGTCGGCCAGCGAAGTGTTCAGGGCACTTTCTAACACCATTGACGGATTTGATGCTTATCTGCGTGAAGCTCGGGCAAAGGGACTGGATTTTGTTATTTTCCGGGATCGTCGCAATATCGGGCACGAAGAGTTTGAACTCCTGGGGCCGGGTGATGAGTTAAGAATAATCCCTGTGATAAGGGGCAGTAAAAGAGCAGGAGTTTTCCAGGCGTTGCTCGGAACGGCTCTGGTCGCTGCTGCCATATGGATGCCGGGAGTTAGTATCGCAGCAAGTAACCTCATGTTTTCCGTTGGTGCCGCAATGGCCGTTGGCGGTGTAGTGCAAATGCTCTCTCCTCAGGTTTCAGGTCTGCGAATGCGTCAGGAACCTGATAACAAACCCTCCTATGCGTTTGGTGGTCCCGTTAACACGACGGCATCTGGCAATCCCGTCCCCCTGCTTTATGGGCAACGGGAAATTGGCGGTGCCATTATATCCGCCGGGGTTTATGCAGAAGATCAGCAATAAACCAAACCACGTACTGCAAGCCACCTGACGGTGGCTTTTTTATGGACGCGATATGACGACGACAATCATCAAAGGCCGCGGCAAAGGTGGCAGCAATCAGACCCGTACGCCTGTTGAGGCACCAGACAGCATTCAGTCCATTGCAAGGGCAAAGGTGCTGATTGCTCTTGGGGAGGGGGAGTTCGCCGGCGGGCTTGATGGTAAAAATATTTTCCTTGGCGACTCATCTTCATACACCCCTCTCCAGAACGCCGACGGAAGTTACAATTTCAATAATGTAAAATACGAGTTCCGTTCCGGTACTCAGGACCAGGATTACATTCAGGGCTTTCCGGGCATTGAAAACGAACTTCAGGTTTCATATGAGCTGAAACAGGCTGTACCGTATGTTCGGGCGGTATCCAACACGCAGCTCTCTGCGCTGCGAATTCGCCTGGGATGGCCAACTCTTTTACTCCAGAAAAACAACGGTGATAAAGTCGGCACCCGCGTCGAGTATGCTATCGATCTGTCGGTCGATGGCGGGCCGTATGAAACGGTGGTTAACGGTGCTGTTGATGACAAAACCACGTCGCTTTATGAGCGCAGTCACCGCGTCAATCTTCCGAAAGCCTCGACTGGATGGCAGTTGCGGGTTCGTAGAATCACGCCGGATTCCACGAGCGTGAATATCGTCGACACCATGCGCGTTGTGGCCGTTACTGAAATTATTGACGCCAAACTTCGCTACGTTAACACAGCGCTGCTGTATGTAGAGTTTGACGCAAAGCAGTTCCCTAATGGCATTCCTCAGGTTGTGTGCAATCCGAAAGGGCGAATCATCCGTGTACCTGATACTTATGATCCCGAAACCCGCACTTATTCTGGTACATGGGAGGGCGTATTTAAATGGGCGTGGACGGATAACCCTGCCTGGATTTATTACGACATCATTCTGAACGAGCGCTTCGGGCTGGGTCAAAGAATCGATGCGACTCAGATAGACAAATGGGAACTTTATCGCATCGCCCAGTATTGCGATCAACTGGTACCAGACGGCAAGGGCGGCAGCGGGACGGAGCCTCGTTTTCGTTGCAACGTTTATATCCAGGACCGTAATGACGCCTGGACCGTACTTCGTGATCTGGCGGGTATATTTCGCGGCATGACGTACTGGGGCGACAATAAGATGTATGTCCTGGCCGATATGCCCCGGGATGTGTGGCACATCTACAACCACGCCAGCGTTGTTGAAGGAAAATTTACCTTTGCGGACCCGAGTGAAACCACCCGAAACACTGCCGCGCTGGTGAACTGGTCAGACCCTGCCAACCACTACAAAGATACGCCTGAGCCTGTTTACGATAGCGATCTGGCCATGCGCTTCGATTATCGTCAGCTCGAAATGACTGCGATCGGCTGCACCAGGCAGTCAGAGGCAAACCGGCGGGGGCGCTGGGCGCTGCTTACCAACGGTATCGGCGAGGTGGTGACCTTCAGCACAGGCATGGACGTCCCCCCTGTTGGTGAGGTGATCGGCGTGGCTGCTAACGAGCTGGCCGGAAGAACTATCGGCGGCAGGGTGAGTGCGGTTAACGGCCGCAACATAACCCTCGATCGCGCTGCTGATGTGAAAGCTGGTAACAGGCTGTTTTTGAATCTTCCGTCAGGCACAGCTCAGGCCAGAACCGTCCAGGCCGTTAACGGAAACACAGTCACTGTCACCACACCCTACAGCGAAACGCCGGAGGCTGAATGTAACTGGGGTGTGGACTCTGACGATCTGTTTATAGCGCTTTTCCGTGTTACGGGAACGCGGGACAACAACGACGGTACTTTCGAGGTCACCGGGACGACTTACAACCCTGATATCTATTCCGCTGTTGATACCGGCGCAAGACTGGACGAGCGGCCAGTCAGTGTCATTCCACCGGGGGTTCAGGCTCCCCCAGGAAATATTGTCGTAGACAGTTACTCTACGGTTAACCAGAACATTGCGATTACCACTATGCGCGTTGCCTGGGATTCTGTTCAGGGTGCAGTTGCGTACGAGGCGGAATGGCGGCGTGACAGCGGCAACTGGATTAGTGTGCCCCGAACGTCTTCTCTCGGCTTTGAAGTGCAGGGTATCTACTCGGGTCGCTATCTGGTCCGCGTCAGGGCGGTGAACGCCAGCGACGTTTCATCAGTATGGGCGACATCATCAGAAGTAAATCTTACGGGTAAAGTGGGCAATCCGCCGAAACCGGTCGGCTTCATCGCTTCCGATAATGTGGTATTCGGTATCGAGCTGAACTGGGGATTCCCGGCGAACACCGACGACACGCTGAAGACGGAAATTCAGTACAGCCTGACCGGGACGGAAGACGATGCGATGCTGCTGGCAGACGTACCCTATCCGCAGCGCAAGTATCAGCAGATGGGCCTTAAGGCAGGGCAAATTTTCTGGTACCGCGCGCAGCTGGTGGACCGCAGCGGAAACGAATCAGGGTACACAGACTTTGTGCGCGGGCAGGCCAGCATTGATGTATCCGATATCACAGATGCAATCCTGGAGGACATGAAAGGCTCCGATACCTTCAAAGACCTGATCGAGAACGCGGTGGACAGCAACGAAAAAATTGCTGGTATGGCTGACGACATCAAACAGGCCAACGACGAACTGGAGCAGCAGGCGAAGGATATCGCCAAAAATGCCCAGGATGTCGGGAAGGTTCAGACCAGCATTAATGAGCTTTCGAGCACGGTCGGTGAAGTGTCGTCTTCCCTCTCTGAGCTTGAGCAGACCGTTGCGACGGCTGATACCGCGCTGGGCCAGCGAATCGACAGCATCAGTGTGTCTATGGACGGCATGACGGGCGGGGTCAAAAACTCAGCCATTGCCATTATCCAGAACGGGCTGGCGCAGGTGGCTGCGCGTAAAACCCTGTCTGCATCGGTCGCCGGCAACAGCGCGAGTCTGGACCGTATTGATGAGGTAATTGTCAACGACAGGGAGGCAACAGCGCGCTCGCTGCTGAGCTTGCAGACGAGCGTCAACGGTAATACGGCATCCATCAACAGCCTGAGCCAGACGGTTTCGAATTATCAGCAGTCTACAGCCACGCAGATAAATGCTATTACGGCGACAGTCAATGGACATACTGCCTCTATAACCACGAACGCCCAGGCCATTGCGAACGTAAACGGCCAGCTCAGCGCGATGTACAACATCAAGGTTGGGGTAACGAGCAATGGACAGTATTACGCCGCGGGGATGGGGATCGGTGTGGAGAATACGCCATCAGGTATGCAGTCACAGGTTATCTTCCTGGCCGACCGTTTTGCCGTTACCTCCCAAGCTGGCAGCACTGTTTCTTTGCCATTTGTTATCCAGAACGGGCAGACATTCATCAATGATGCGTTCTTCCGTGATGCGAGTATCCAGTTCGGCAAAATTACGGATTCTCTGCAGTCTAATAATTATGTTGCCGGAAGCGCTGGCTGGCGCTGGGGTAAAGACGGAACGATGCAGAACTACGGGAGCGACAGTTCCGGAGGCATGAAGCAGACTAACGTCACCATCAGCATTCGGGATGCTAACAGGCTCCGTGTTCAGATAGGCAAACTTACAGGAGTGTTTTAATGGCCTGGGGTATTCAGACCTGGGACGCCAACGGCAACCCGAACAACTACGGTATCAAACCCGTATCAGTGGTAGGGCGTGTTCAGCTTTCCGAAGGTCAAACTTCGGGAAGTTGGTCCTTTACCATTCCGGCAGGGATGAAAGTCGGATTTGCGGTGTCCCTTGATAAAGGCGCGGTCTCGGTGGGCCGACGCATTATCGCTAACGGGAACACCATCACTCTCAGCACTGCCAGCGAAGTTGGCATTGGAAATTATCCCGCTTCGGAATGTGAACTGGTGGTTTTCGTGGAGAATGCATAATGGCAGATTATGGCGCACTGATTGCGCTGGAAAGTGGAAATCCGTTTATTACTCCTCAGTCAACGCCGTTTTGTCTGTACAGAAAGGTAGTGGTTAACTCAGTGGCAAATGGGGCATACCACGGTGCTTCTGCGACGGTAGCTCTGGATGCTTCTTATCCGGCGATGGTTTTTGGCAAAACGAGTGATACAGCCCAGCCCACTACAGTCGGGGCAACCCGGTCAGGAGGAAACATTCTTGTTGGTTCAAGCAACGCTTATGGTCAGTCACACACTCTGACGGCGTACATCTTTGCCATCTTCCCACAAACGTTGCCCGACTGGGGATTTGCTGTCTGGGATGAAGCCGGAAAGCTGGTACTGACAAACGAAAGCCGCGTGCTTACTGACCTCGTTACTGTCGGAACACCAGGAGCCTCAACGGGAGGGATTAACATTGATGTTACGTTGCAGGGTAGTTATGCGGTAGCACCTGCAATTCTGGGCTCACAAATCGTACAGAATAACAATACCAGGCCTCCAACAATCGTGAATATAACAGCCTATGCAGGCTGCCGCTTTAACGGTTCGTCGACCAGGATAAATGCCGCGCCTTCGACAACAGCTACTGGTTCTGCAGCGGGAGGGACAACCACAGGAATAGCATTGACGGCCATCAACACCGCAGCCTATGACTGATTGATCGTTTTGAGCGATCAATAACAAATAATTGATCTACATAATCAATTATACCCATCGATTTTGTATTGATATCTTCGAACCTACTGAATTCCTCTGGATACTTTCAAAATGAAAAGGCTAATTATCAGCATGGCGATCGCTTTAATGCTGTCTGGTTGTGCTGGTGTACTTGAGAAACAGGAACCTATTTGCAGCGGCACGGCATATATGGGTGACCATGAGAATACCGTTATGATTTACGGCGTTAGAAAACAAAACAACCAGACTCAATACCGGGCCGGATATCCCTTCAACTGGCGTTGGGTAAGTGCGAACACATTCACAAGCACGACATGTAAATAACTCACGACTTTGAATGCAAACCTCGCCTAGGCGGGGTTTTTTATTGCCTGGAGAAAATATGCTTTATAACACTGGCACCATCGCCATTAACGGAAATACCGCCACCGGGACGGGTACAAACTGGACGGCGCCAGCCAGCCAGGTTCGCGCTGGCCAGACGATTATAGTCCTGTCCAGCCCGGTTCAAATTTTCCAGATCTCAAGCGTGGACAGCTCCACCTCGATGACGGTTACACCTGCTGCCGCTCCGGCACTGAGTGGTCAGAAGTATGGAATCCTGGTGTCCGACAATATCTCTGTAGACGGGCTGGCACAGGCGATGTCACAGCTCATCAAAGATTATGACGAGAACATTGGTGCGTGGGAGACGTTCGCCACCACCTCAGCCAATCAGAGCATCACCGTAACCATCAACGGCGCCTCCGTAACCATCCCTGGCATCGGTAAGCTGGCACAGAAAGGTAGCAACGGTGCGCTTGCTGTCGCAGACGGCGGAACCGCCGCAACAAATGCCGCAGACGCTCGCACAAACCTCGGTTTGGGAAGCTCTGCAACAAAAAACACAGGAACAACGAGCGACAATGTCATGCAGCCCGGCATGTTTGGGCTTGGTCGTCCGGATGGGGCATTAATATTCAACACAACTAGCCAGGATGATCTTCTTGATGGATTGACAGGGTATGGGCTTACGGTTCTTCGAAATAATGCACAGATACCAGAACCATGGAATATATGGAACTATTCACCGACAATATTTGCCCGTACAGGTGATACGTATAGCCTTTTTTCAATGCCTTTTCAGTCATCTGGCAAAGTTCGTATTTTTGGTGGTGCAGCAGGAACTGGATGGAATCACAGCAGGGTATTATACGATGATAAAAACACAGTCGTGGATAGCAATGGCTTTATAAAGCAGGCATCCCCGGTCGTCAAAATCTTCACTGATGGTAAGTATGAAACTAACGACGAATCAGAAGGCGTCACGGTCACTCGTCTGGAAATAGGGCAATATCTTATTGAAGGCTGTAAAGCACTCAATTCAGATGCTGCATGGGGAGGTATCGACGGAGGGTTTGAGATTCCCACAGACAGGAATAAGCAACCGCTTATATGGCTGGACTACGAGGTTAACGCAGATGGCTCTGTGCTGGTAAAAACCTATCACCGCGAACATTCTTCTGCGCCAGCATTTGCCAGGAATGAGCGTGATGGATTGGCAGATGGCGAGCCGGTTGACATCCCGGCTCACCAGTTCGTCAGCGTTCGTGTAGAAATGCCAGTTGACAGCATCTGGAATCAGAAACAGAGCCAACAAGAAGAATCTGTAAAGCAGGAACAAGGTTCATAAGAAAACCGCTGCCCATCGTATGCAAGAATGGGCGGCGGCTGATTGCTCAGTGTTCATGCCCGAGCAAACATCGTGAATATTAACCGACCAATATTTACAGGCCAACCTGTCGAACGGTCGGGGACTCAGAAACCAGCCACATATCGGCCTCTTCAAACATTTCCTCCAGCATGCGGTTCAGTTTTTCCCGATCGCTTTTGCTGGCATCGCTATTCAGGCCGTTTGCCTGCATCGGCTTCACCTTCACTTCGGCATCAGGGAAAATCTGGTGCACCCGCTTCGTCAGCTCGGCCAGAATAATTTCTCTGGCCCCTTCGAGCCCCTCAACATTACGCTTGTCATAAACCAGTTCTACGAACATTACGCGCCCACCTTTACTGTTTGGATATACAGTATTTAAGCTTCAGAGCAATGCTGCGTCAAGTAAAGGTTTAAATCCGTTTGTGTACATATATGAGTACATAATAATTGGTTTGTTGGCTTTTATTTATAATAAAATTAGTTGGTTATGTTTATGGTGCTCTTTGACCATTTAACTAAGGGGACGAAGCGGCAAGAGTATAGCGTTATTTACACTTCTCGTTAAGCGCATTGCCGCCTGACTGGTCAAAGAGTCACCGTTCACGCCGATTTTTCGGCAGTTTTATCCTTTTTTTCCTGAGCCTTAAGTTCGGCCTTACGCTTGTTGGACATGTCGTTACGGATTTGCGCATGGCTCAGCAGTGCAAAGATAAAGGTTCCGCCACAAATGTTGCCTGCGAGAGTAGGCAGGGCGAACGGCCAGAAAAAGTCGCTCCAGTGGAGTGTGCCGTTAAATACCAGATAAAGGATTTCAACGGTCCCGACAACAATGTGCGTGGTATCGGCGAGTGCGATAAGCCAGGTCATCAGGATAATCACCACGATTTTCGCGCTGCCCGCTGACGGGAACATCCAGACCATAGTGGCGATGATCCAGCCGGAGATAATGGCATTAGAGAACATTTCAACCGGCGTATTTTTCATTACGTCCATGCCAATCTTCACGAATGCGTCGCGGGTCGGTTCATCAAAGATTGGCATATACTCGAAGGCCCAGGCTGCAACGCCCGTACCGATCAGGTTCCCCAGCAGCACGACGCTCCAGAGGCGCATCAGTAAACCAAAATTACCAAGGGTCGGATTTTGCATGACGGGCAGTACGGCAGTGACGGTGTTCTCCGTGAAAAGCTGCTGTCGCGCCATAATGACGATAATAAAGCCGAACGTGTAGCCTAAATTCTCCAGCAAAAAACCGCCCGGCACGCCTTCCAGTTGAACGTGAAATATACCTTTGGCGAGCAGAGAGGCACCCATCGACAGACCGGCTGCGATGGCCGACCACAGCAGGGCCATTGCGTCACGCTCCATCTCCTTTTCGCCATCCTGGCGAATATGCTCATGAATGGCCATGGCACGCGACGGCAGGCGATCCTCATCGACTTCTATCTCTTCTCCCCGGTCTTTCTCCTCACTTTCAATCTCATGTTCCTCATTGTTCTCGCCAATTTTTTCTTCGTTAATATCTTTCAT